CATTGAAGAGAGCGATGTACTGCGCGAGCTGGTGAAGAGTCCGCGTTCGCGCGACTCGGGCAACACGGTCCTTTCGAAGGAGTTCCCTGGCGGCGTGCTGGTGATGACCGGCGCCAACTCGGCCGTGGGGCTGCGCTCGATGGCTGTGCGGTATCTGTTCCTCGATGAGATCGACGCCTATCCCGGTGATGTCGATGGCGAAGGCGACCCGATCAACCTGGCCTTCGCGCGCACGCGCACGTTCTCGCGCCGCAAAGTCTTCATGTGCTCCACGCCGCTCATCACAGGGCTGAGCCGGATCGAAGCGGCGTTCGCCGAGAGCGACCAGCGGCGTTACTGGGTGCCGTGCCCGCACTGTGGCGAGTTCCAGGTGCTGAAGTTCGAGCGGCTACGGTGGCCCAAGGGTGAGCCGCGGAAGGCGGCCTACCATTGCATCGCGTGTGAGCAGGCCATCTTCAATCACCAGAAGAACGCGATGCTGGCGCGCGGCGAGTGGCGACCCGAGGCCAAAGGCGACGGCCGGACGCGCGGCTACCACCTGTCGAGCCTCTACAGCCCGGTGGGCTGGTACTCCTGGGAGCGCGCCGCCGATGACTGGGAGAAGGCGCAGAAGGATGTCGAGCGGCTGAAGTCGTTCGTCAACCTGGTGCTGGGCGAGTCATGGCAGGAGCGCGGTGACGCGCCGGATTGGCAGCCTCTGTATGACCGCCGCGAGGATTACTCGATCGGCGCCGTCCCGGACGGCGGCCTGTTCCTGACCGCCGGCGCCGACGTCCAACGGGATCGCATCGAAGTCGAGGTCGTGGCGTGGGGGCGCGGCAAGGAATCGTGGTCGGTCGATTATCGCGTGCTGGTGGGCGACACGGCGCGGGCGGATGTATGGCGTCAACTCGACGCGCTGCTCGATGAAGAGTTCCCACACGCGAGCGGCATGCGGCTGCCGATCCGGGTGCTGTGCGTCGATTCCGGTTTCAACCCGCGCATCACGTACGACTGGGTGCGCGGGCATCCGCAGGCCTCCTGGGGACCGGCCGGAGCTCGGGCCGCGAATCCGAAGACAGCCGTGGCGGTGAAAGGCACCGCGCGGACGGACCGGCTGATTCTGGGCGCCTCGCCAGTCGACGCCAGCAAACGTCGCGGCACGCGCCTGTGGACGCTCGGCACGCCGGTGGCGAAGTCGGAACTCTACAGCCGGCTCCGCCTAGCGCCGCCAACGGAAGAGAGCGGCGATCCGTTCCCGGTAGGTTACTGTCACTTCCCGCGCTACGAGGAAGAGTACTTCCGGCAATTGACTGCCGAGAGCCTGGTCAAGGGCCACTGGGTCGTTGCGCCCAACCGCCGCAATGAGGCGCTTGACTGCCGGGTGTATGCGCGCGCGGCGGCCTCCATCTACGGGATGGACCGCTTTGCCGAGAGGCAATGGCGGGAGTTGGAGGCGCTGCTACCACCGCCCGCGGCCCAAGCGGAACCGGCGGCCTCACCTCAGCCGCGCCGTTTACGTCGCGTCACGGTCCGCTCGAACTGGATGCAGAACTGAGATGGCCTACACGCAATGCCAACTCGAAGCGCTGGAAGCAGCGCTGGCCAGCGGCACGCTGCGAGTGACGTTCGAGGGCCGGAGCATGGAGTACCGCAGCGTCGATGAACTCAAGAAGGCAATCGCTGAGGTCAAGGCTGCGCTGGCGGCGGCCGACCCGGCGCGGCCGCGCACGCGCGTGATCCGGACCTACACGTCGAAAGGTTTCTGATGGGCTACTGGCGGAACCTCCTGCGGGCGGCGTTGGCGCCGGTCGTGCGTGCGGCTTCCGGCTACGAGGCCGCCGCCACAACGCGCCGCACGCAGGGCTGGAATCCCTCGACGGAAGGCATCAATGCTCTGGTGGCGGGCGGCGGCGATGCGCTGCGCTCGCGTTCGCGCGACATGGTCCGCCGCAACGCCTGGGCGAGCAACGCCGTGGAAAGCTTCGTCGGCAACGCCGTCGGCACCGGCATCAAGCCGCAGGCGAAGCACCCGGATCCGGCGGTGAAGCGGCGGCTTCAGGAACTCTGGCTTCGCTGGACCGACGAGGCCGACGCCGCGGGACTCACGGACTTCTACGGACTGCAAGCGCTGGTGTGCCGGTCCACGATCGAGGGCGGCGAGTGCCTGGTGCGCATCCGAGAGCGCCGGCCCGAGGACAGACTGACGGTGCCGCTTCAGCTTCAACTGCTCGAAGCCGAGCACCTGCCGACGACCAAGAACGAGAACCTGCCGAACGGCAGTGTCATCCGCGCCGGGATCGAGTTCGACAAGCTGGCCCGCCGCGTGGCCTATCACTTGTATCGCGAGCATCCGGGCGAGAAACTGCTGTTCTTCAACGCCGGCGAGACCACGCGCGTGCCGGCGGAGTCGGTGCTGCACGTCTACAAGCCGCTCCGCCCGGGCCAGCATCGAGGGCAGCCCTGGCTGACGCAGGTCCTGGTGAAGCTGCATGAGCTGGATCAGTACGATGACGCCGAACTGGTTCGCAAGAAGCTGGCGGCGATGTTCGCGGCGTTCATCACCGAAAACAACCCGGAGGATCCGGTCATCGGGAGCAAGACGGGCGAAGGCGAAACGGACGCCAGCGGCGCGTCGTTGGCCGGAATCGAGCCCGGGTCCATGGTCAAGCTGCTGCCTGGCGAGGATGTGAAGTTCACCGAGCCGGGCGACGTGGGCGGCATGTACACCGAGTTCATGCGCGTCCAGTTGCGCGCGATCGCCGCGGGCCTGGGGATCACCTATGAGCAGCTCACCGGGGATCTGGAGCGCGTGAACTACTCCTCGATCCGCGCAGGCTTGCTGGAATTCCGGCGCCGCTGCGAGCAGTTCCAGCACCAGGTGATGGTGTTTCAGTTCTGCCGCCCGGTGTGGCGCGCCTGGATCGAGGCTGCGGCCGTTGCTGGGGCGATTGATGCGCGCGACTACGCCAGAAACCCTGACGCCTACCTTGACGTCGAGTGGCGGCCGCCATCCTGGGACTGGGTCGACCCGCTGAAGGACATGAACGCCGAGGTCGTGGCCGTGCGCGCGGGTTTCAAGCCGCGTAGCGCCGTCATCAACGAGATGGGCTACGACGAGGAAGCCGTTGACCGGCAGGTAGCCGCCGACAACACCCGCGCCGATTCGCTCGGATTGACGTTCGACTCCGATCCGCGCAAGACCACCGGCAACGGGCAGCGCGTCGCCGAGAAGGAACCAGCAACGGAAACGCAATGACGAATCTCTCGCACATCGCCTCGCGCGTGTTCAACACGCCGCTGATGATCGACTCGAAGAAACTGACCGCGATCCTGGCGGTGCTGGCGCCGCGTCTCGGTGTCGATCCGCCTCCCGTGGATGCGGCATTGCTTGCCGAGCAGCGGTCACGGAAGCCATACGCCGTAACCGATGCCGGTGTGGCAGTCATCGAAGTCGCGGGGAGCCTGGTGAATCGGGCCTCCGGCATGGACGCCCAGTCGGGACTCACTTCCTATGAGCAGTTGGGTAACGAGATTCTCGAGGCCGCCACAGACCCGCAGGTCAAGGGCGTGCTCCTGCGACTCGACAGCTACGGCGGCGAGGCCAACGGCGCATGGGATGTGGCCAGCCTCATCGAAGAGGTCGCGCAGATCAAGCCGGTGTGGGCATCTGTCGACGACTGGGCGCTCAGCGCCGGATATCTGCTGGCGTCGGCGACCGACCGCATCTGGGTGACGCGTACGGGCGGCGTCGGTTCGGTGGGCATCATCGCGATGCATCTCGATCAGAGCGGCTGGGACGCGGCTAACGGTCTGATGTACACGACCATCTTCGCCGGCGACCGCAAGAATGATTTCAATCCGCACGAGCCGCTGTCGGAAGGCGCTCGCGATGTGCTGGTCACGGAGGTCGAACGGCTCTACGGCATGTTTGTCGATGCCGTCGCCCGCCGCCGGAGCATGAATGCCGCAGCCGTCCGCGGCACCGAGGCGGGCATCCTTTACGGCGAAGATAGCGTCGCGCGTGGTTTTGCCGACCGCGTCGGCACCTTCCGCGACGCCCTCGCCGCGATGACGGCGTCGTTGTCTCAACCGAAGTTCACGAAAGGAGGCACTACTGTGTCTGAAGCAACTCAGGCGGCAACGAGTCCGCCCGTTCCCGATCTCGCCGCCATTGAGGCCGCGGCCCGCGACCAAGGCTATGCCGAGGCGGCAGAGATCGTCGTATTGTGCAACATCGCCGGGCGGCCCGCGCTCGCCGGCGACTTTATCGCCCGGCACCTCTCCGCTGCCGACGTCCGCAAGGAGCTGCTCACCTTGCGAGCCGACGCCGGCCAGGACGAGATCCGGTCCCACGTTCTGCCCGAGGCCAGCACGGCGGCCAAGCAGAACCTCGATGAGAACCCCGTCGTGAAGGCCTGCGCGGCCCTGGCTGGCCTGAAAGGAGCGAAGTAACCCATGCCCGTTCAAACCGAACCGAACTACCTCGGCGACTGGCTCAAGTTTGAGGAGGACAGCCTCTACAGCCGCGATGAGGTCGTCGTCGCATCCGGCCAAAACCTGGCCACCGGCACAGTCGTCGGTGTCGTCACCGCCAGCGGCAAGGTGACGCAGTTCGCACCTGCCGCCAGTGATGGCTCCGAGAACGCCGCCGGGGTGATGTTGAACCCCGTCGATGCGAGCGCCGCCGACCAGCCGGGCGTGATCATTGCGCGCCACGCCATCTGCTCGGACAAAGGACTCGTCTGGCCCGCCTCGATCACGGGCCCGCAGAAGGCTGTCGCCATCGCCCAACTGAAGACCCTGGGCATTCTTGTCCGGGAAGGAGCGTAACCCCAATGCCGATCCTCAATCCATTCGCAACTGACGCGTTCAACATGGTCGCGCTCACGGCGGCCATCAACAAGATCCCGAACACCTACGGGCGGCTCGAGCAGTTGAATCTGATGCCGGCCACGGGTGTCAGGACGCGCACCATCATCATCGAAGAGATGAGCGGCGTGCTGAACCTGCTCCCCACGCAACCGGTGGGCGCACCAGGCACTGTCGGCACGCAGGGCAAGCGTAAGGTGCGCTCGTTCGTGATCCCACACATCCCGCACGACGACGCCGTGCTGCCCGAGGAGGTTCAGGGCATCCGGGCCTTCGGCTCGGAGTCTGAGACGGAAGCGCTGGCGAACCTGATGGCGATGAAGCTTCAGAACATGCGCAACAAGCACGCCATCACGCTGGAGCACCTGCGCATGGGCGCACTGAAAGGCGTGATCCTGGATGCCGACGGTTCCACGCTCTACAACCTCTATACCGAGTTCGACATTACGCCAAAGACCGTCAACTTCGCGCTGACGACGAACACCACCGAGGTGCTGCTGAAGGTGCTCGAAGTGAAGCGCCACATCGAGGACAACCTCAAGGGCGAGTTCATGACGGGCATCCTGTGCCTGTGCTCGCAGGGCTTCTACGACGCCTTCACGACGCACTCGAAGGTGAAAGAGGCATTCCAGTACTACCAGCGCAACCAGCAGCTCGGCAACGACTACCGCACGGGGTTCACCTTCGGCGGGGTGACGTTCGAGGAGTATCGCGGCCAGGCGACCGACGCTTCCGGCAATGTGCGCAAGTTCATCGCCGACGATGAGGCACACTTCTTCCCGCTGGGCACGGCGAACACGTTCCGCACGTACTTCGCGCCGGCGGACTTCAACGAGACCGCGAACACGCTGGGGCTGCCCCTCTACGCCAAGCAGGAGCCGCGAAAGTTCGGGCGTGGCACGGACCTGCATACGCAGCAGAACCCACTGCCCATCTGCCTGCGGCCCGAGGTGCTCGTCAAAGGGACCAAGGCCTGACCATGAGCGATTGGCAGGCAGCAGTGAAGGATCTCGACGCCACCGTTCTGCGGACGTTCGGGCGCGAGGTCCTTTACCTGCCCGAGGCTGGCGGGCAGGCCCCGATCCGCGCAGTGTTCCAGCCGGCGAGGGAGGCTGTAGATTCCTCGCCTGGAGTCTATGCGGTGTTGTTCGTTCGGCTGGCGGACTTGCCCGCGTCGCCCGCGCGCGGAGATGAAGTCGAGATCGGCGGCGTGCGTTACAAGGTGTTCGACATTGAGGCCGATGCAGAGGGCGCCGCCGTGCTCAGACTCCGCAAGGAGATCTAACTTCCGGAAGATTTTCCGGAAGTCGGACTTGTGGGCAATTGCGCACAAGTTCGTGGGGGAATGGATGCCGAGCGTTCGGGTCTACCAGAAAAAGCAACTGCGGCTCGACCTGCTCAACTTCCGCCAGCGGCAGATGTATGAGCTGGGCGCGGCCGGCGTTGCGGCGGTGAAGGCGAGGCTAGCCGCCGCGCAAGGTCCGGAGGATTCCGCCGCCAAGCCACTCACTAAGCGCTACGCAATCTGGAAGACCAAGAAAGGCAAGGGGAATCGCAGGAATCTGACTTTCACGGGCGACCTGCTGCGTAACTTCCAGGTCCGCACGGTGAGCGAGAACCGAGCCAAAGCGAATGTCTCCACCCGCAAGGACCGCATCAAGGCCTGGGCCAATCAGAAGCGCGAGGAGTGGATGGTGTTCTCGCCGAAAAACAAGGCAGCGGTTGTCGAGGAGGCTCGCAACATGCTCGAAGCGATGAAGCCGCGTTTGCTCCTCGAACGCAGCCTGGGTGGAAGGCAGCGATGATCAATCCCGCCGAACTGGTCGACAGTCTGATCGCTTTGCTGCGCGACATCCCGGAACTGGTGACCGAAATGGGCGGCGACGAGCAGCGGATCTTTGCTTACCACGATCAATACCCGAAGCGCGCGAGCCTTGCGGCGGCGATCCACGACATGCCTGCGCCTGGCGTTATGGTTGCCTGGCAGGGCACGACACCGGGCAGCTTCGGAGGCGTCGATGTCTGGCGGCACCAGGTCACGCTCTACCTGCGGGCGCGGGAAACCTTCTTGGGCGACCCACCCACCGCCTACTACCGGCTGTTCCGGCTCATCACCAAGGGAGTGCCAACGTCGGTGGGTGTGCCGCTGCTCAACGCCACGGCGCATCCGTCCTGCTACCCGATGGACCTTCCGCTGATCCAGCGGCAGACCGACGCCGAAGGGCTCGATTACTTCGAGGTGCCGCTGAGTTTCATGGAGATGGGAGATGACTGAGATCGTACTCATGCGTTCGCCAGACGGCGAGGTGGAAGAGGTAGCAGCTACGCCGGCCGAACTCGTCCCGCGGATGGTGCGCGGTTGGCGGCAGGTCAGTGAAAAGGAGGTAACGCCTGATGTCCGTCGCGCGGATGCAGGAAATCCAGATCTGCTTCG